ATACTATTTATCGTTATTTGGTTGCAGAGCGACCTAATCTTAATAATTATAATTATATAAGAAAATTTAACGACCCATTACAAAATATGATTATTAATTTATATGTTAGAGAATCATCTTCTGGCGAATTAAAATATTTATATCGTAAATATAATAAATTATATAAAGTATTAGATTATATTATAGGTAAATTAGTGTAAGAAATTAATAAGAGTGGATAAGCGAGCACTTATGTATATATTTTATATTATAATACCAAGGACTATCTAAATAATCTAAAAATTGATTGCTATTTATTTTTACCATAATGCATTAATGTTAATAAATATGATTCATAGAATACTTGATCTGGAGTATTCGGAGCTGGACGCAATAAAGGAATATCGCTATTAGGACCTTGCAAACATTCAACTGCTTGACAAATTTTTTCTTTAAAATCAGAAGCAACTAATAATTCGTCATCTTTAAATTGTTCAATAAACTTGGTAATAATATCACGAGCTTTAAATAAATGGCTATAGTGTTCTATCTCTAAATCTTCATTTAGAACTTCAGTTACAGTATAGCGAGCAGCTAAGTTTAAAATATCTTTAATAACTTGCATATTAGGGAACCTAGAGTCAACAAGTAATTCTAAATTTTTAGACCATGATTTAAAAAAGTTTTCTCGTCTAGCAATATGAGATGTCTTTTGGCTTTCTTTAAATTTTTGTAATACGCTTTCGTATACAGATTGATTCATCTTAACCTCTTATAATATTGTTAAAACGTTCAGCATCTTCTGCTGAACATTCTGTTACATGAGAATATTGTGGAATAAAATAAAAGAAGCTTCTGCCTTTAAATTCACTTCGTTTATTTTTTGCCCAATCCAATTCAATAATTGGTTGAATATCTTGACTTGTTTCAACGTTGTAAAATACTTTTGCACTATTCTTATTCTTACTCACATCATTATGAACTAAGAATACAACGCTGGCATCATATTGATATCGAACAGATTCTTTTAAATCGTCTAGCGAAGGACGACCGGCATGATTAAGCTTACGAAGATGGGCAGTTCCAAATACCGGAATTTGTAATTCAGTATTAGCCATTTGTTTTAATTCTTCAGATAAAGCTTCATGTCGTTCTTGTGGCTTAGAAAATGTACGATTTTTAAATTTTAAATCTGATAAACTATCGATACCAATAATAATATTATTTTTATCATCTAGCGACTTGACAAAATCTTGTGCGCGTTTTGCATGCTCTTTAATATCTTCAAAAGTGCGCACTTTAGTTCCGTCGGTCAACATGAATTGTTGACTCTGCTCCTTTAATTTCTGAATACCATTTTGACGTGCTTTTAATTGTGCTCGAATGGCTTCAAAGTTTTGTTGCTCTTCGGGTGATCTTGGAGTAGCCGCAATAATTTTTTCATAGCGTTTAGGTTTTTGAGCTACAGAAATAGGAATACGTTGATCCATTGCAATTATACGTGGAATTACTTCGCCTACAGTATCGTCCAATGTATAATAAATAGCGAATAAATGGTTTTTTTCATTAGTACCTAAATCTTTTAGCAGATTAGACATAACAGCAGTTTTACCACCATTTGATTCACCGGCAAAAATATATAGCCCTTTAGTTAAACCGCTAAGATTCTGATTAAATTGTTTAAATCGTTTGGTATCATATCCCTCTTCTTCGTCTTTAGAACTTTCAATTTCATATTCTTCATACGTAGCGAGTGATTCTTCAAAAAAGTTCATATTACTTACTCCCATCTATATATAATCTTATCGGTTCCACTTCTATTATTATCATAATACATATTTTCTATTCTCTCTAAAGTATTAACTTCATAATTACTTAAAGCTAATAATGAATTAGCTTCAAAAGCATGATCATCGATTAAATAAAGAATCACGTCTAAAGAGTTCATAAGTTGGTGCTTATATCTTGATAAAAGATAATCTAATGAACCTAGATCTCGATTCATATCTTTAATAATTTTAGAGTTAGCTTTGCGATAAAAATAATTAAGCACGTCTTGTTTAGTATAAGAAATTTTAATTTCTTTAAAAAACTTTACTGGTTTAATTATAATATCTGAACTAATAGATAACATCGGTGGTTTTGATAAAATTTGCAATTCAGGATGAAAATAATATGTATCACGTTCGATTAAACCGTTCCATAATTTAGACGGTAAATCTTTATATTTAATCGATTCTTTTTTAATTTTAGATAAAATATTTATAATGTCGCCTTCATTATAATTATTATCGTATAAATAATCGATTGTATATTGTGTGATATAACTTTTTTCAGTTGAATATCCTAAGATATTTTCTTCATACCAAACTGAATCAATCATTAAAAAACCTCCATTAAAATAGTATCTTCTTTTCAAAATATATTATAACATAAAAACAAGGCCCAGACAACTATGTCCGGACCTTATTAAATTCTATACTATACATTGCATTTTTAACTGGAATATCGGCATAAAATGTTTTTGTATTTTTACTTAATTGATTGATCAAATTATTGGTATGAGTTTCGATAGGATATAATAAATTACCGTTAGAATAATAACTATATAATTTAATATCCGCTTCGCTGCAAGTAGTTTCATGTTTGCTATATCGATCACCAACACCATCGCTAGTTTGATTAGATATAATTACGCTGTCGCCAATATATTTAATTAAATTTTGATAATCATTTCGAATTACAATATTACTATTTTTAGTATCGAAATTTGCATTATATAAATATAAATGACGTAAACCGAAAGGATATAAACCAAGATTATTAGCGAACGTTAATTTAAAAGATAATGTAAGCGTTTTAATGCTATAAATATTATCGAATAAAATTCGAGTATCTTCTAAAGGTTGATCATAATTAATAATAATTGCATTATTAGATAATTGAGTTCCAGCATTAGTAATAATCGTAATTGTTTTTAAAACAGCAGCTCCCGCTAAGAATGGAGATAGTTCAATAGCATTACAATTAGCTGCACCAATTAATGGATTATTAGGGAAATCGATAGTTAACGTTAAAATATTTTTTTCGTATTGTGCAAATGTAGGTAACTTATTTGTAATTGTATCATGTTTTAAAACGTCTTTATATTTATCACGAAATTCGTCGTTGATTGCTACTGATGCGGAATCTTTAAAAATATATCCGACAGACGAATTAAAATTAAATAAATTTTCTAAATTACCGATAACCTTAGGATGGATACAATTTCCGTAAATATCGTAATTAGATTTATTGCCTAAAATTTTATTAGTATCGACAAATAAAATTTTATTTGTATTAAAAATATTTTTACGATTTGCAATTTCACCATCGAATGTCAATTCATTAATTCGATTAGATTCTTTTAACGCGTCGAAATTTTTATTTAGTTGATTATTAAGATAATTATTATATTCTAAAACGGCATTCATAATTTCAATTTTTTTATCATAAGAAGAATGTCGTTCTGTAATACTATTTTGTAAATTATTATAATTATTTTGCATATTATTAATAAAATCTACAAAATACTTTGATGTATTTTTAACTTCCATGAATACCGCCTTATACTAAATAAGTAAACTTTCTATATATATCAGCTGTCGTGTTCTTATGAACAATATCATGATAAATTATATCGATAAATTTATTTTGTTTCTCGACTTCGTCTAATTCTTTTTCTTTGATAAGAATTTCGTTCCATAAATTATAATAATTTAAAACAAATTTATCATATTCCCATGGACCATTATACCTAATATTGTAATTGATCATTTTGATTATACCTATTTTGTTTAACAGCTAACGAATTAATTTTTAAATGTTCAGCTGTTGGATTATCAATTACAACAACTGGATTTTCATATTTAACTTCAGTATCATATATTACAGACTCTAACATATATTCATATACATTATCATATGATCGTTTAGAATATAATCGATTATTTTTAGTTAAACATTCTTCAACTGCGCAAAAGATCATACCATTAGTATTAAAACTAATATGACTATACGCCGGCATTTTAAATACAAAACGTTGAATTCTGTTTTTAATAGTTACAAGTTTATTATTTATATTAGAACTAATCGGTTCTAATGTAAAATTAAAATCGATTGATGTTCCGTTATATACATATAATTCTACTTCATATTCATCAGGATATTCATTACGATTATATTTGCCGATATCTATATATTCACCGGCAACTTTAATCATATTTTTACCGGCATATAAATAATATTGTCCACGATATGAATTATCGGGATTATAATCTAACATAAATGATCCTTTATATTTATTTTGAGGATCTAATGTAATAAAATGTGTTTTAATAGTAGGCTTGCCAGGAACTACATATAAATTTTCATTATTTTCATAATTAGAAATATTTTCTGAAGGATTTAATTCTAAAATAGTATTAGAATTATTCATATCAAGATTAGCAAGAAAAGCTAATGAAGCACCAGCGTAAGTAGAAAAAGATGGCAACTTAACATATGATTTACCATTTTTATTTGTTATATCAAAATTATTTGCTTGATATACTAATGTATCGCCTAATATAGCAATAGTTTCGAGCTTGCAACGATTATAATATTGATTAGCAATTCGATTTAAATTAT